GTCTGCTCGCATTACATAAGCTACATTAGTTACACCCAGAGCTGAATATCCGGCTAACAAGCCGTATTCGTTGAGTTCGTATCCGTTGATTGGAGTACCAGCTGTGGTATTGTAAAAGAATGGAACACCAAATGTACTGAGCAGGTCTCGCTGACTTGTCATCAAATACAGTTTGTTAGCATTAACTGCCAATGTTCCTGGAGCAATACCAGTGCCTGCGCCGGAGATTTTATTCTCAGCAGTTGCCAATAAAATAAATGGTACCGAGCTAGCAGCAGCGGGTGTGTAATTACTTTGGTCAATTACACTGACTTGTACACCTGGGGAGATTAAGGCCATAACTAATTCCTTTTTATTAATTAAAGATATTTATCGGTTATGACAAAAACTGTGGTGTATTACTACCCTTACGGTAAGGTTTTGCTCTCAAAATATGGTAAATATCACTATGAGACCCATGTGCCCAACCTGTAAACAACGTTCATGTGCAATAAATTGTTATCGTGATGGTCAAGTATATTATCGCAGTCAATGTGATTACTGTATTAGAAAGAAACGTAGAATCAAACCAGCAAAACCACAATGGGAGTCAGCTGGATATAAGAAAAAATCCACATGTGATCGATGTGGATTTAGAGCCAAGTTTGCGGCTCAACTGTTGGTGTATCATGTGGATGGTAATTTACACAATACTACTCTTAGAAATTTAAAAACTGTTTGTCAGAATTGTGTGGTGGAAATTGCTAAGACTGATCTGCCTTGGGTCGTTGGAGATCTTGCACCAGACGTTTGATCTGGGCATAAAGACTGTCCAATCCGTCGCTGTTATTGTCAATAACCGCATCAAACTCTGTGCCAATCCATCCAGTTTCGCTGGCGTGAATTCCGTAGGTTTCCAGCTGATTCTTACTCAGACGCCAGTTAATATTTCTGTCTGGTCCACAATTTACCTTTTCAGCTAGCTCATACCATACAGGCTCTGGGCCACGTTTTACTCTAATAACAATGCCACCAGCATTGCGAATTGCCTGAATTTCATTAGGAAAACGGCAGTCACTGATCACCACATCATCTTGGGTTTTACGAAGTTTATTTTCTAGGCTGGCAATCCAAATATCGTCATGAAAGCTTCTACGGGCAACTTCTGTGCCCCATACTTGTAGCACGTATCGAGGAGTCAAGTGTGGCATGTTCAAACGTTCTGACCACCATGGATCCACTTGTTCGCGCCACTCTCTACTTTCTCTGGTGCGTCCTTCAATTAGCTCACGGTCCCATCCAAACACACAAGCAACTGCATCTTTAAGCGTGTGGGCAAAACTTTCTCGACGGAACTGGTGTATATTTTGTAGGTAGTCTGCTATGGTATCTTTACCACTTCCAATCAATCCACAAATACCAATAATCATCTAATTTCCTTTACGTTTAAATGTTTTAGTGTTGCCTGTAACATATCAATTTGTCTGCGGCAATCTTCGAGAGCATGATGTGATGTAGGTGGCTTGGGCAATTCTGGCCATAAGCTGTAGATGGTTCTGGCATCGCGAACATTATAAAATTGCCAAGGCAAACTTTTGCTATAGCTCTTGTACGCATGCTCAAGAATGTTCATGTCGTATGTGGGTCCGTTAGCCCAGATGAATTTGTGTTGCCAGGCCAACTTGTACAGGCTGTCTAGAGCTTGGTCTAAATCAATGCGGCCTTCTTCCATGAATGCCTCGGCCTGTGCTTCGGGCTGGGTGGCCCACCAGTCTATAGTATCTTGTTGTATATTACGATTTTCTTGGCTCTCAAGAGTGATTCGGGCATAATAACAACGATCGTAATATCCAGTACCAAACGGGTCAAAGCTCTGGGCCGCGATGGTTAAAATGGTCGCGTCAGGGCCAGTTCCTAGTCCTTCGATGTCTATCATTAATGAGCTCATGCTAAGAGTATAGCATGATTTTTGGTGTAAGTCTAGCCAGCGTTATCCAATTACCCAGCTGAGTGGCTGTGAACCATCTACATAGTTTTTGAGTTCTTCGACTAATTTGTCCATACTTGCTTGTGCCTCAGCTTTCATAGCCGCACCGTTTAGGGTTCCACCACCTTGTGGGCCGGCAATCTGTCCAAACTTTTCACGTGCTTCGCCAACGATCATTTTGCAGTTGGCCACCATATAATCACGAATCCATTGCACAATTTGGAAATCGCTCAGGAGATTAAATTCTGGTTTGAGGTTATAACACCAGAGTAGCACTGCTTCGCCGGTGCCTTTTGGATCTCTAATTAGCTGTAATTTTTTTGTAACCGGATTCCAAGTATAGTTCATGTAAGCACCAAACATACGTCCGGCTAATTCTACATACTGGCTATAAAAATCATAGGTAGCAAGGCCGCCGGCTACGTTGAAGTTCATTAGATACACGTTCATACTTGCTTGACTAAACGGATCAAAGTTACTTGCAAACGGTCCTGTGGAATCGCCAAAAGTTCTACGGAAAATCTGTCGAACTGTTTGTACTTCCTGTGGCAGATCGTAGATATTAACATTGGTTACCAACTCCATAAAGATATAACTTTCTTCATAGGCGTTTTGTGCTCGCTGGCGATACACACCAATGGTACGTTGATAGGCCGCTTCATAGTGCTCGGCATCCAGCTCGATATCAACAATCTGGTCGCCTAGTTGCAGACGTACATAATCAATAAGATTTTGTTTTAATGTATCTAAGCTGGATTGATTTTCTAAGGCCATGTAAGGGAGCTCCGTATTCCCTGTATTTAGTAGTTTACCAAGCCCAGAGTATGATCAAATTATCGTTACCACGACCGTTAAACTTAGTTTCTGTTGCTTTAATTTCGCCAAATGCTTTGCGGGCTGCTGGTTTGCCACCGCCTATCACTGCTTTTATTGACTCCGCGGGCTTACGAAGTGTTTTTTGTACAGTTGTTAGAGTATCAAATCCAGCAATTGCACTGCCCTTGACTGTGAAGGTACCAATATGACTGTCAGCCATGACATGGATAAGTTTACGTTTTGCTGTATCATACAACCACGCTTCGCTGGCATTTATCAATTTAGTAACCGGTTCTGATTTAAGACCAAGTTCGGCAAACTCTCGCAAGAATTTAAATTTACGGGTTAGTTTTTCTGGGCTTACGGCTTTCTTAGCACGTGGTTTGCGTTCTACTTTTTTCAGTTGTACATAACTGTTGCAGTCATTGATCACAGTTTCGCAAAACTTAACGCAATTTTTAAGTTGTATTTTTGTAAGGTGACTGTAGCCTTCCACTAGGTCGGCATCTGCGCCTTCTAATACTTCGGTAAATTCTGCCAGGCGCAATTCCCACACTGCTGATACTGTGCCCGTCATGTTGGGACTGATGTTCATGCCACGCATGAGTTTGATTGGGTTAAAATCTGCACTCATCTTTGCGCCAGCTACTACAAAATCATCAAACATGCCTTCAAGTTCGCCACAGCACTCTGATACTTTTTCACGTAAATGATCTTGAATTGTAAGTTTGGCCACAGCCGTGTCAGCATCTACTTCACTTTGTGCTCGCTTAACTTCTTGCTTAGATTTTAACATGGCACTAATTTGCTCATCAACAATACTTTGTTCGTGTTCGTTAAGCACAAGACCTAACAGGGTCATACGACATACCCATGCTGGAGTAAGACGAATCTGACTGTCCGGAATGCCACGCATGGTCTTGGCATCCACTTTGCGACCGTTATGCTCTAGGTAATGACACAACATTTCCTTGGCATCTTTTTTACCATAATGATAGTTGTACCATTGGAAAGCATTAGCTAGACTGCTGATGCGATTTGTTTCATCTGGTTGGAATTTCCACTCAGGTTCAAAGCCCACATATTTGGTTTCAGCGCCCTTGGGGTTTAGTCTTTTGATTTCGTTTGATTTAGCCATAGTTTGTATTGTATAGTAAGTTTCAAGTAAGGTCAACCAAGTAGGTTAGCAAAGGTTATGTGTTGTTCTAAATTAGTTAATAAATCGTCTACTTTTTTTGTCAGCTCACGATACCGCGATGTTTCTCGATGCATCCTGCGACATTCTACACTTTCCATGTCCGCGGCCACAATAGCCTGATCCACTGCCCTGGTCATTTTGAGCAGGTCACGACGAGCTACCTTGTTTTTAACTTGGGCTATGTGCTTTTCAGCCTGGTCTAATCTTTGAAATAACTCGTCCATTTTGTAATTATACTGGCTTTTGAATTACTAGTCAATCTAACCGCTAAATACATAACTATGCCACGCTTATCGCTCTATCGCCCTAATAGAACCAATGATTACCAGTTTTTGGATCGTACTATATCTGAAATGTACACAGTTGGTGGACTCGATATCTACGTCCACAAATACCTGGGCCCGCAAGGTGCTGGCACAGACAATGGCAACAATGATGCCACTATACCAAACTACAACTCAACCAATCCGTTGTTTATTGAGGATTTGTTGCTGTTAGAAAACCGTGATAGAGTCTATGCCCCCGACGTGTTTGTCATGCGTGGTGTATATCGCACACAAGACGTAGATTTTGATTTAACACAATTTGGTTTGTTTTTAAACAACGATACCTTATTTGTTACCTTTCATTACAATGACATGATTGACACATTTGGTCGCAAGCTCATGAGTGGTGATGTAATCGAGGTGCCAAATCTAACAGATTACCATCCCTTAGATAATACCTTGGTCAAGAGTTTGCCCCGTTACTATGTGATCCAAGATGCCAACTTTGCATCTGAAGGATTCAGCGTCACTTGGTTACCACATTTATGGCGGATCAAGGCCACTCCAATGGTCAATGCTCAAGAGTACAGCCAGATTATCAATGAACCGTTTATGCCAGAAAACATCTGGGACAATGGAAATTTTTATCCAGCTGGTACCATTGTCAACTACGGCAACACCTATTATCAGGCTTCACAAAATGTACCAGCTGGTACTGATATTACTAATACTGCCTACTGGACCATTATTACCAATCCCGACACAGTAGGAGACAAACAAAGCACCCGTCCTAAGGACTTGGCCATCAACGACGCCATACTTACCCAGGCCTATCAGGATGTGCCCTTGTCGGGCTATGATAATGTTAAATTTTATATTTTACCTACAGGGCCCAACGATGAGCCCGGCTCTGCCGGTCTTACTGCTGATGACACGTTTCCTACAGTTGATGGTACCCAAACAGGCGAAGGCATTAGTCCCAAAGGGTTTGGGTATGTGCAAGGCTACTTAACTGGATCCACAACAGCTCCTAACGGCCTGCCAGTTACACCCGGAGTGTCATTTCCACCTACACCGGTGTTGGGCAATTATTGTTTAAGATTAGATTATTTTCCCAATCGCTTGTTTAGATACGACGGTAAAGTTTGGGTGGCTATCACAGACAATGTACGCACTGACCTTGACTATGCGACTCAGTCACTAACACAACGATCCAGTTTTGTGAACAACACTTACACAGTACCTACTACAGATATTGGCAATATTCCGAGTCGCCAGAGTTTGAGTCAGATACTTGAAATACAACCCGACAACGGTGACCAAGGTGGTAATATTACACCCGCTAACCCAAGACCTCCAGGACGCTAATGGCACAATTTTTTTACGATCAACAATTACGTCGCTTCTTGCTACAGTTTGCCAGAGTGTTCAGCAACTTTGATGTTGAGTATGGTGCCAACCAGGCCGGGCAAGGACCTGGAAGTGAGGCCGACACATTAATACGTGTACCAGTACGCTACGGTGATGCCAGTCGTCAGGCTCAGACTATCTTACAAAACAATTCAGCCAATGACATGCCAGCAACACCGTTGATGACATTTTATATCACAGATTTAAAATATGACCGTCCAAGGATGCAGGAACCGTACTTTGTAAACAACATAGCAGTACGCCAACGAACCTATGACTCGGCCACAGACACGTATGAAACTACACAAGGCAATGCATTTACTATTGAACGTGCTATGCCTGTTCCATATGAAATGACTATAAATCTTGACATCTGGACCAGCAACACCAATCAAAAAATGCAGTTGTTAGAACAAATATTGACTTTGTTTAATCCTGGATTAGAAATTCAAAGCACCGATAACTACATCGACTGGACCAGTTTGACTGTGTTATATCTCAAAGATGTGCGTTGGTCAAGCAGAACTATTCCTGTTGGTACTGACAATCCCATTGACGTTGCTACCTTATCGTTTACTTTACCTATGTGGATTACTCCACCAGCCAAGGTCAAGAAGCTGGGTGTAATTGAACGTATCATTGCTTCAGTATACGATGCGCAAGGTGATCTTAACAATGCCCTAACCGACAGTGATTTGTTGTTAGGCACAAGACAAAAGTTCACGCCCTACGGCTACCAGGTGTTATTAATTGACAACAAACTACAAGCTCTTAGACAACAACAGGTCGTTGATGAACCCAATGACAGCTTGACTCCACCAGATAGCCCCAACAGTAATTTGTTGTGGCACAGTATTATCAACTTGTATGGTACACTACGTCCTGGCATTAGTTATATCACCTTAGAACAACCGGATGGTACAGATGTAACTGGAACTGTGGCCTACGATCCCACCGATGATAGATTTTTATTGTTTACTGTAAACGCTGGTACTGTGCCGCCAAATTCTTTAGGACCAATTGATGCTGTAATTGATCCTATTGCTAGTGGTCCAGGAGCAGGGCTTGCTGTGGCAGCAACGGGTCAACGATACTTGTTTACACAGGCCACTGGATCATACAATAATCCAGAATTTACTAATCCAGATGCTTGGTCTGGCACAGACAGCCAACCGTTAGTGGCACATGCCAATGACATTGTAGAATACGATGGCAATCGTTGGGCTGTAGTATTTGACAGCTCTAGCAGTCCTGTAAATATGCAGTATGTGACTAACATCACTACTGAACTACAATATCGGTGGACTGGTACAGCGTGGGTCAAGAGTTATCAAGGTTTATATCCTGGAGGACAATGGACACTGGTATTGTAACCGCAGTAGGCGTTTGGTTTTATTCAATCAACACCCATCGATATCTATATCTCATGCGCAACGACCCAAAGCATCCTGGTGCGTGGGGATTACCTGGAGGCAAAGTGGAAGCAGGCGAAACTTTACTGGCCGCTATGAATCGTGAATGCACAGAGGAAATAGGATTTGTTCCTGAATATTTTAGGTTGATTCCTCTAGAAAAGTTTACCACCGCAGACGCAGGATTTGAGTATCACACTTTTTTTTGTCTTGTTGACTACGAATTCCAACCCAATCTCAACGACGAACACATAGGATATGCCTGGATTGATTCAGGTACATGGCCTAGGCCCATGCATCCTGGACTATGGAGCACTGTAAATTTTGAAGCGGTACAAAACAAAATCTTAACTATTGAATCTACTGTTCAAACGTCACAGTAACCAATAAAGTCTCGATAAGTCATGGTTTGCGTATTAGCGCAATTGACCCAGGTATCGGGCATGCGAGTTGATTCCCCAACTAGATAAAATTTAGTACCAGAGTATGCGCCAAATATGTTGGTAATTTGGTGAATCCACTCATTATGGTTGCCTGCCGTTTCGTCTGTGTAACCTAGCATGAATATTTCTTTGTGTCCATCAAATGCCGCCAGATATATTAGAGTGGCTAGGTCGACTATTCTAGGTCGCAAAGGAATTAGATAAAATTCCCCTGGGTGAGTGATACAATAACGTGGACTGGTGTACACAATATTGTTGGCTTGATAGCCAGTTTCTAAAATTTTAGTTAAATTATCAGCGTTGGTTTCTACAGCAAAGTCCAAACGCATTTGTTGAGCAATATCTCCAGTACCATAAGTTTGTAATTTTTTACTGCCTAATAGGCCGCCACGGTGGCGTTGTAGCCTAGTATAATCAAAATGTACGTGGTCTAGGGTGCTGCCAATGCAGGCCGCACGACCACTGAGATGGTGATTGGTGATAGGATTATCAATCCATTCGCGAGTTTCAGATTTTTTACCGCCTGACCATTTTGTCTCAAGGATTACAAACTCGCCTAGATAGTCAGTTCGATACCTGGCATCCATTAAATCCTGCCTACTGCCACTTCAATCGTGCCTACGGTTTCTGAATCGTATGATTCAAGAGCTTTGCCAATGATACACCCAGGTTGGTATTGTGCCATGTCCAATCGTGTGGCAACGCCAGGTGTTGAACTAGCAACCAAACGATCGCCTTTGACAATTGTTCCTGCCACTTGACAAGGTACTCGACCAACCAGCGCAACGTCAATGACGTGTTGGCCAACCAGGCCCGAATTCATTAGGTAACTGGGATTGGTTGAAACTATACCGGCCACTTGAGTGCTGTGTGACGCTGTGGTGATTGTTACTTCGTTGGTGCCGCCAAATTCTATTACTGTACCAGGAGGGTAATTACTATCAGCAGTGTATTTCTCTGCCAAGTCAGCGTATTGTGCTGATGTTGATTTGGCAAATATGGTGTTAAAGAATCCGCCTACTGTACCAATGTTGCCCACACCATTGGCCTGTCCGTTGCGTATGTCTTTGTTGGCTACAATTAATCCCGAGCCGTTGGGACTTAGAGTAATATTTCCGTTGGATCCTGTGACAAGTTCTAATGCACCAGTATCAACAAGACTTCCACCAAATGTAATGTTACCTGTGACGCTCAATGAACCAAGTGTGCCCACTGAGGTAATATTGGTCTGTGCGGCTGTGGTTATTGTTCCTACTAAACTAGCACCTGTCACAGCACCGGTAACGCTGACACTTGAACCGGTAATTACACCACCCACAGTTGAGGCAGCTGTTTGTGCGCCAGTCACTGAACTACTGGATCCAGTGATAACTCCACCCACAGTTGAGGCAGCTGTTTGTGCGCCAGTCACTGAACTACTGGATCCAGTGATAACTCCACCCACAGTCGAAGCGGCAGTTACTCGACCAGTAACACTGACGTTGGCACCGGTATTGACGTTGCCAGTGCCGTTTGGTGTGAGTACAATATTGCTGTTTGATGCTGTAGTGCTAATGTCTAGCTGACCTGAATCAGTAATGGCACCACTTAGAATTAAATTGCCACCGGTAATGTTGCCAGTTGACACTGTCAGGCTAGTACCTGTTAATGTTGTGCCGTTGATTGTGCCAGTTACACTAACACTACTACCAGTGATTACACCACCAACTACACTGGCAGCTGTTGTGGTGCCAGTAACACTTGTACTTGAGCCAGTGATCACTCCACCAACTACACTGGCAGCTGTTACAGCACCTGTAGCACTGATTAATCCAGTAACTTCTAGCCCACTTGAGTAGGTGTTTGTAATTGTGCTGCCGCCTACGTTGGCACGAATATTTCCACCACTTGCAATCACTGCCACACTACTTGTTCCGTTGGTAATTGAGTTTGCACTCAACGCAGATATTTGACTAGTCACATAGGCTACAGTAGCAATATTGCTACCACCTACTGTAATGGCGTCATGCACACGCAAGGTGCCGTTAGTGGTGTCTACCGTAATTTCAGCTAAAGCGCCAGTAAATGCCGCATTTTGTGCATTGGTTCCGCGTCTATATTGTACTTGTGAGGCCATTTTAATTTCCTATATTCTATTTATGTTACTATTGTACGATCTGTTACTCTGCGCCAATTTGTACCATCAGCAAAGGCTGGTACCGGCCCACCAGTTTCGTTGGTCACATATATCATGGCTCCAGCCACTGCGGCACTAGGCAACGTAGTAGTAGTATAGCTGGGCAAAACAAACTGATCTGGATAGATCAAACCCGATGTGACCATAGTGCCAAGATCTGCTTCCTGTGTCACCGCTTCAGTAACCAAGCCCAAATCGTCTGATAATGTAACTGGTTCAGTTACTGTGCCAAAATCTGCGCCGTCTACAAAAATTTCACTACCGCTTTGTGTACCAATGGTTATGGTGTCTGTGGTTGGGTCAACTACAATACTAATACCAGTGCCGGCTGTTAAAGTTAAAGTATCAGCTATACTGTCTGCTACAGCACTGTTTCCACCGGTGACTGTGACGTTGCTAAACGCATTGATTCCAGAAAGCCCAGCACCGTTGCCAGTAATATTACCCGTAATTGACAATCCACCCGGACTAAACACCGCCACATTGCCTGTGCCGCCAACACCTACTGTGACGTTGCCGCCCGAACTTACAACATTAACATTTGAAGTCCCATTTGAAATACTATTAAGACTAATGCCAGTTACACCAATTGTCACTGACTTGCTTGTGTTGTTGCCTGTAATAGAAACGTTATTACCGGCCGTTAATGTTAAAACATCTCCTACACTTGTAGCCAATACTGCTGTACTATTTGCATAGATATTACCAAATGCAAAAGCTGAATTTTGTTCAAAGACTAGTGGTGTAGTCCCAATGATGATTGGATCATCGGTTGTAAGTTTCCATTGGGTGTCGTGGTAAACTAACCCCTCAGTAACCATAACAATGGTACCGGCTAATAGTTCGCCTGTTACGTCGGTGTCACCTGTGCGCACCCAGGTACCGTTGGCGCCAGATCCTACTGTATCAACAAAATAAATGCCATTTTGACTGGCTGTGCTTTGGCCAATGACTAACACACGGTCATCCAGGCTGAGATTTACACCGTCGACCTGACTAGGAGCGCCGCCAGAGAGCGTGATGTTGCTGGTGGTTAATACCCGTGTGGCTTGTTTGTAATCTATGTCATAAATTTGCGCGGCACGCGGTTTAGTTAATCCCATTGTGGTTCCATTAATATCTAATATTTAGTCAAAAAAATAGGACTACTCTGAGTCCTATTTTGGAGCAGTTATATTATTCCTTAATATCCCTGGAAAGTATAAGATAATCCTGGCTGGAATAGTCCGCCGCTCACTATTGGGTAAACTGAGTCAGCATCTTGTGGAACGCTGAGCACAGGAACAGTAGCAGTACCGCTACCAAAATCACCGGTGGCGGTCCAATTTCCGTTGTTGCCATTGGCTGCAAAGTAATCCCAACCCGGTATGCCTCTGTTTAACACAGCAAAGAAAAGTCCTTGAGCATTCGGGCTGCCGCCAACGTTTTGGCCAGTGGCCGTGACAACAGTAGGACCGCCATCTATCGTCCATCCTGGTCCTATCGTCCATCCAGGTCCTATCGTTATTGGCATGATATTCTACTTATCCGATAAAAAGATAGGGCCCAAAGACCCTATCTTATTCGCACTTATTGCTTAAAAGCGACCAATAACAACTTCAATTGTGCCTGTGCCACCAGCAAAGTCTTCCAGTGCTTTACCAATAATTGCGCCTGCACGTGGATCTGCTTCGGCACGTGCTGTACCGTCACCATTAGAAACCATCAAGTCACCTTTGGCTACTGTACCAGTTACACTAGTTGGTACGCGACCAGTTAATGCCACAGTTGCTATGTTAGCACCTTCTAGTCCACCGTTCATAATATAACTTGGGTTTGTACTTACTACACCGGCAACACGACGATCTGCATCTTGTGTGCTGAGTGTAACTTCTGCTGTTCCGCCAAACGAAACCACTGTACCAGGAGCATATTCTGAATCAGCTGTATATTTCTCTGCCAAGTCAGCGTATTGTGCCGATGTTGCTTTGGCAAATATAGTGTTGAAACTAAATCCAAGGCTGCCAATGTTGCATGTGGCATTGGAGCTGATTGGCATTAAGTTGCTCGTGATATTAACGTTACCAGTTCCATTTGGTGTCAACACAATATTGCCGTTGCTGGCTGTGGTACGAATATCCAGTTGACCTGAATCTTCAATAGCACCACTTAGTAACAAGTTGCCACCGGCAATGTTGCCAGTGCTCACTGTCAGGCTAGTACCTGTTACGGTTGTGCCGTTGATCGTGCCAGTGACACTCACACTACTACCAGTAATTACGCCACCCACTGTACTAGCAGCTGTTTGTGCACCAGTAACACTTGTACTCGATCCAGTGATTACTCCACCCACTGTTGAGGCGGCTGTTACTGTACCAGTTGCACTTATAAGACCAGTAACAGCTAATCCGCTAGCATAAGTTGTAGTTACAGTTGCGCCTGCAATGTTAGCACGGACATTACCGCCCGATGCAATAACCGACACACTTGAAGTGCCGTTTTGAATACTTGTAGCGTCAATACCAGTCAACTGACTACCGTTACCCAAGATGTAGCTACCAGTGATATTACCTGTTGTACTTACTGTAGCAGCTGTTATATTTGCAGTTGTACCAGCTAATACAGTTTGTCCGCCTTCTGGGTTTGTAAGTATTAACGATGTAGCATTGGCACTGATACGACTATTACCAAGATAGATTGTGCTGTTGCTCAACCATATATCTTTCCAGCGGTTTGTGCTTGTGCCAAGGTTATATGTGATGTTGGCGGTTGGTACAATATTACCAGTCATGTTCAGGGCGCCTGGCGAGAACACTGCCAAGTTACCTGTACCACCTATATTAATATTGGCATTACCACCAGGTGTTTGGATGTCAAAGCTGGTTGTGCCGTTTTGAATACGATCACCCAAGATGTTACCGCTGAGTGTAGCGTTGCCCGACACAGTCAAGTTGCCCACAATGTCTACCAGGCCTGGGCTGATGGTCATAACTGTTGTGCCGGCTACGTTGGCACTGATGTTGCCACCGCTGGACACAATTGTCATGTTTGACGAACCAAATGAGATAGCCGTACTGTTAATGTTTCCGCCCAAGATACTTCCGCTGACACTAAGGTCGCCGGTGACATTAACCTGTGCAGCAACGTCACTTACCGAAACTATAGCATTACCACTACTGTTGGCAATACTGGTTACTGAGGTGGTTGTAGTAATTTGACGCACATCAATTAAGTCACCAACTGACGGTGCTTCTGTAAATGTCAATACGCAAGTTGGATCCGTACCAGATACTGAGTAAGCTAGGGTTGGAATCTGTACCACACCGTTGATACTGACAATACAACTGTTGGTTGTTTGTGTTGAGTTCAAAGTAAAGTTTACATTTGCGCCGTCACCGTTGAACTGTTGGTCAGCAATGACTGTAAACGTTTGAACACCAACTGACTCCCATTCAGAATTGTTGTATACCTCAACTGCGTTATTGGTTGTGTTAAAACGTAGCATGCCTGTAACGCCTACAGCAGGACGTTGTGCGGTATTACCAACTGGTGTTAAAATACTGGTACTTGAATTAAATGCTACAACAGCATTGACTGTTTGTGTTGCTGATCCAAAACTGGCAGTGCCTGTGGCTGCATCAACGTAGAACACGTTGGCCACTGTGTCGCCGTTGACTGCAAAGTCAACATCTGCACCGGCTGTGTTAAAGTTTACGCGGCCATTTGTATCAGTGATGTCATCACCTGAGATTACAATGTTACCGCCTTGCAATTGACCAGCAGTTGAAATGTTTCCACCTATGATGTTTCCAGAACCACTAATTACTCCGCCAGCACCGGTTGTTAAAATGTTTCCACCAGTTATGTTGGCTGTGGCATTTACATTGCCACCATCAATGTTGCCAGTTAAGCTAGCACTTGATCCGGTGATTACACCACCCACTGTTGACGCAGCAGTTACAGTTCCAGTTACACTTAGACTTGTACCAGTAGCCGCACCAATGTTAGGTGTTGTAAGGTTTGCGCTAGCTTTAACAATGATATTACCACCACCGTCAAATGCTGTGGTGTTGTTGTCAACCTTGGCAGAAAATACAGTGCCATTTAAAATAAGGCCAGCTTGTGTGTTGGCACTATAAACTTGACTTTGACTAAAAATACCAAACCCAATGTTACTGGTACCAAACGTGATTTCACCAGGAGGTTCGTTAACAACAAACGCTGTACCTGCATTGACATTTCCGTTGGTTGTAAAGAAGTAGTCGTTAATACTAAATGATTCTGCACTGTCAGCACCGTATTGGTCAGTGTCAGTGCTTCGTGTAATCACTGTGGCATTGGAATACACATACACACCATTTTGCACAGCATTGGCTTGATCCTTGACCAAAATACGTGTGCCTACAGTTTGCACGTTGGCCGTGTCAATAAAGGTATATGAGCCGGTTGTGGTCAATGTTGCGCCAATACCATTGGCCGCGCCGTTGGGTTGATTATACGTGACTGTACCGCCAGTAGCTGTGTCCAAAGTAGATATAGTGGCCGCAACAACTGCTTCGTGTATGGTTATACCTGTGGTTGCAATAGTATCAACATAGTATTTAGAAGCTGCATCAGCATCTTGTACCGGAGTCAGTTGTAAGCCGTTGATGTAGGTAGTGTTTAATACAATGTTACCAGCTGGTGATAGATTAATGTTGCCAGCGTTTGTGCTGACAGTCATTGCGGTCGGATTGGTAACTGTGGCAGATACTATGTTAGCGCCAGTAACGTTGGCAGTGGCATTTACATTGCCGGCATTAACGTTGCCAGTGGCACTTACTTGACCGCCGGTAGTGATATTACCGCCGGCTACGTTGCCGGTCACTGTTAACAAGTTTGCAGTTTTATCAAATGTGAATCCTGCACTGGCGCCTAGAATGTCGCCGGTGTCGTTGAACTGAACCTGTGTGTTTGATCCAGCGGCATCAATGTTACCAGAAATATTACCAATAAAATATGCGGCTGTTACGTTACCAGTGGTGCTTACTCCTCCAGCATTAACGTTGCTTGTAAAGTTTGCTGTGCCTTCTACGTTGCCAATTAGACTGGTAGTTCCGCCAACTACCATATTATTGGTGTGCAAATTGGCATAGCCAATTATGCTAATGGTTGTATTGGTTTCACTAGTATTTGTAAATGCTGTTACAAATTCAGAATTGGCTTCGTTCCATACAAACGCAATGTTATTTGCCGAGCCACGCTCGCCAAGGAAACCAATGTCCACACCCGGTGCGCCTGTTTGTGTACTGGCCAGTACAATGACCGGATCTTCAATTGTGGTAATTGTGGTATCAATTGTGGTGCTGGTACCGTTGACTGTAAGGTTACCTGTAACAGTAAGGTCCGAACCGTAGGTTAAATTATTAGCAATCTTGTTAGATGTGATTGAAAAATTTTGCAGTTTGGTGTTAGCGTTAATCCCTAGGAATACGTTACCTGTACTTGCGTCGGTGATTTGATTATTATTAATTCTTGTAACGGCCATTATAGTCTCCGGTTGGCTTCATTGCTTTATTACTTCATATTTGTTGCGCCAACTTGTCTTAGCACTATCAACAAATTAAAATCTTCTTAGCCGTGACAATCCACAGGCTATGACTTATTTATCAGGGCCTGGATATTTTGAGTATTACAATCGGATTTTTGGACAATTTGCTCTGGAGCTAATTAGACAGCAGCGGTCTGTTAGAGCACAATATATTTATTTTATGATGTAAAAATTGTTAATTTGACCAAAATTTTACAGGAATCTAATATCAATCACATCGCTTGTTTCGGGGGCTTCTGTAAACACCAAGTTTGCACTAGGACTAGGAACCATAGAATAAGACTGATCTGGAACCTGTGTAATACCATTTAATATGACTAGAACCGCAGCTGTAGTGGTTGACCGATCTAGGGTAAATGTAGTGGCTGTTCCATTGCCGTACAGTACTTGGTTGGTAACTGCTGTGCTGGTAGAGGCCCAGGCATTGCCGTTGTAAACTTCTATTAGATTGGTGGTGCTATTAAATCTTGTGGTTCCTGTTGTAGCTGGACTTGGGCGCTGGTCAGTGTTTCCTACCGGTAAAATTAGACCCGTTGTGGTATTGATGCTGACTATGCTATTTCCAGTAGGTTGTAGTGTGATGTTGCCGTTGGCCAGAGTAGTAGTGATAGTGGTGTTGCTAATCTGTAAATTTCCAATATTGGCATTGTCTGGTATGTTTTGCACACCCAAATCACCCACATATTCATAACCAGAAATATAAACCACATTTCCTGCGGTCAATACCGTTGGAATAGTTTCTCCAATAAAGTTAAGTACTCCAGCTTGTGTATCAAAGTAGTACTCACCGACACCACCAATACCTGCGGCAAATATTTGAGTGCCTGTGGCTTGGATATTGGCGGCCGCAGACGGTCCTACAAATACCTTGGGCAACCAAGTGGCACCCAATTCTTGTGGAATCCAGTAAGACACATTACTCAGCCAGGTTGGGTATATTCCGCCCACAGGAGGAACTGTGGTATCCGCTACACACTGTACCGAATTGCTGTTTATTCGTGCATTTGCAATGCCCGACACTGCCTGCGCTGTGGCGGGTATTTGATCGCTTTGCATCCAAACAATGTCACCGCGCAAGAACGCTGGGCTGGCAATGCTTTCGTTGCTGGCGCTTTTGACCGTGCTGTTGGCTGTTTTTGCAACACCTTGCAGTTTTTTAAACAGTAGGTCAACGTATTGTGATATTGAAACGGCCATTAGTTGCTCGCTGCCTTGAGTGAAAGGCCAGTTACTGATTGGCCTGAGGTTAATGCTACACGAATGTAAATTTCGTTAGTAGCTGTACTAGAACTTGATACTGTACCAAAAGTGCAGGTTTTGCTGGTGCTGGCCACCGTGGTATTTAATTGCACAACTCCGCCCAACGAACATCCATCACTGCCATTGCCTGGACTATTAACTCCAGGATAGCCGCTTCCGGCATAGGCCTGAGACATGTCAATCCATCCATTTGCACCAGAACTAGAATCTATCACACTGCCCGGCAGTGCCACCCACATACCAGCTATGTTGCCAGCATAGGTAATGTCAAATTTACTCACTGTGGTACGCACAAATTCAAATGTAAAATATTGTGTTCCAGATCTACCAACGCTTAGGTTAGGACCAGCTGGCAGATAGCCAACTGAATAATTTGTTTGATCGTGTTTGAGTACTCCCTGTACTCCGCTGCCAACTACCGTGGCATCATAGGTTTGTAGTGTGCTGGACTGACTGTTAAAAGCAGTTGCGTTAGCGGTATAGGGCGGAGTATTTCCAGTGCCAGGATTTATAATACGGTACGCATTTCCACTTCCGGTACCAACACCAGTTACCACAATATTGCCTTCGTCGACAGCAGTTGCATTACCAGATTTGTACAAAACTATATTACCAAGGGCTGTGGTCAAGGTCAACGTGCCCGTGGCATAACTGTTGTTCACTGACAAACTTGGGCCTGTAGCACTGCCTCCAAATCCGGTTGTAACTGCGGCGGTGGTGGTAAAGCTGGCTGATTGAAAAGCGTTTAGCGTATTGCTGCCAATGTTGCTGGCGTTGTAGTTTACACTGGCAGGGGCGGCAAAACTTCCGCCGGCTGAGCCCGAGGACAATACGTTGGATGTCGGATAGGTGTTACCTGACACATTGGCCACAGTGGTCCCAATAGCAAATTGGTTGACATTGGTGTAAAATGGTATGGTACTGCTGTACAACAACGTAGGTGACCCCGGTGGAGTCATTGTGGTACTAGAAAAACTTGGTGTGCTGGGACTACTATTATCGTAGTACCAGCTGGGTGTGTTGGTGTTGGCTACTGCCGAATCTGCAATATAAATTTCGTTCCAACCTGCTGGTGCAGATGCTCCAGATATTGCAGCACTAAACACATACCAGAATCCAGCAGCAATATTGGCATTGGCTGAATTATAATCAAAGTTGTTGGTAATAACCAAATTGCCACCATAGGTGCCGTTGGCACTGGGACTGGCATTGGTGTTTAATGTAACGTTGCCAACGTTGGCGCCGTTGCGCACAGCGGTAATGGTTCCAGAATCTCCAGGGCCTACTGTACTAATTGTGTTGGTTGCATAAGTGGCAGCTCGACGAACCGATGTTACAGTAGTTCCAGCTGCAACAGATTTATTAGCACCGGGTGTGTTGTCTGTTTGAACAATATTGGCCATTCTATAAGAAGAAAGGCTTGAAATTGTAAGGGTTTGCCCGCCTGGAAAGTTACTTGGGCTTGGGGGGACCAGTTTTCCTAATACTGTGTTGATTTGTACTAGGCCGTCTGTGACGAACGTGTTGGCTGTGAGTGTAACTGCATTGCTGATTAGGTTACCTGCACTGGGTGTGCCTAATATAATGGCATTGCCTATGACGTCAGCACTGACGTTGCCTACTGCTTGATCTACATAATATTTGGTTGTAGCATCTGTGTTAGCCACTGGTTCTGCTAGATTGTTGATGTTGACATTGCCAACACTAATATTACCTGCGGCAGGAATAGTAATATTCCCTGTGCGTATATTACCGGTGGCAGATAAAGTAGTTCCAACTACAATTCCACTAGTTTGAACATTACCACCAGTAACGTTGCCGGTTGCAGTGATTAATCCAGCAGTTAAGATATTACCACCAGTGACATTTCCAACAGAGCTAACAGTAAAATTTGAAAATATATTATTGGCTAAAATATTGCCGTTTACATCTAGTGCTTGTGCTGGCGAAACTGTATTGATACCCACATTAGCATTAGCAATAGATATATCTATGCCATCTCTTTCAAGTATGCTTGATAGTATCTGTCCTTTTACATAGTTGACTGCCATAGATTATCCCTGTATCGGGTATTTAGCTGATTAGTTTGTGGTGTGAATTACGTTGATTGGCACTGTATTGGGTGGTGCAGATGTAAATGTAATGTTGTAACCGCCGTCAACAGTGTAAGCTGTAGCAGGGTCTTGATAAATTGATCCTACAAATACTATCAACTGTGTGGCTGTGTTTTCTGCCACACTCATTGTGAATACTGTTTGTACTCCGTTGCCAGTAAAATCATCCACAGTGTAAGTGATACTTCCGCCTGTGCTAAGTGATGACCAAACGCTGCCGTTAAAAAATTCTACTAGACCCGAATCTGTGTTGTATCGAATCATGCCAAACGCAGGATTGTCTGGGCGATTGGCTGCACTGCCAGTGGGCAATACCACACCTGTGCTGCCACTTTGCAACTGGCGATTTTTTACAAAATATCCCATTAAATTGTAGTATACGAAGTGACCGCGGTCACTGTGTTGGCTGTGGCTATTACCTGCACAAAGTCTCCCGGGCCTAACAATAATTTTTCTCCAGCGTTATAAAGTTGGTAAGTGTCTCCGCTGGAGATCAACAATGCATATAAAATTTGATTGTTGGTTGTTGCGGTGCCACTACTAGGAACTACAAACACGTTAGCAGTTACGTTGGCAGGGCCCCAATTGTTCAAACTGAGCCAGGTAATAGCAGTATTTCCGCCGCTGGTATAAACTGTATTACCAACTACTGTGTTGCTAATTACTTGTGTTGTTATTGTCATTTTTATTCCTTAAAATATAATTCCGTAAACAATGGCTTTGCCTTTGCTTACTAGTTCATCGTTGGCACTAGCCGAGGTAAAGTACAATCCAGTTCCGCCACCGCCAATCACGTTGCTGTATACCGCCACAGCATTGGCCACATTGGCTGGTGTGGCAGTATTGGCAAAAACTTGGTGTCCACTTAAAAAAAGTTTGTTAGTTGCGGTATCAAACGACAAGTTTGCAGTTGCGCCAAATGCTCCACTATTGTTAAATTGTATTTGAGTGTTTGATCCAGCCGCTGCCGCAGCGCTGGTAGTGGTAATAATATTAGCATAACTAGCAATAGGCGCACCTGAACTTGATACACTGTTACTAATCTGCCAGGCATTGGCCACAGAATTAAATCTCAATCCAGCAAAAGTTGTAGGTCCTGTTTGTCCTAACAATCCCATTTCAGTAACAGCACCAGTATTATTAGCAGCAACCACAATAAAATCGTCTACTGTGGTCAAATTGCCTGTGTAGGTTAAACTGCCATTGAACACAGTGTTGGCATAATTGATCGTGAGAGTAGCAAATCCGTCATCACCGGTTAGAGTCAAATCACCACTGGTATTCTTGTATGTAGACATCTATAGATCCTTTTTGTTATTTATGCGGTCTAAGAAGGTTGACAAATCAACGTGTGTAAAATTTGGTATGGCATTTAGCTCTACTACCGGTGCTGTGGTTGCTCCGCATACTCGTATAAATTGCGCTTCTGGGTGATCTTTTGCAATGCGACACAGTTGTTTGATCCAATTTCCGGTAAAAGTAGGCGGTGCATCCGTCTGTTTATAGAATTCTGTGCCAGCGTAAAGATTATTAATGGTATTATTTTCTGTAGGACCCATGTCAAAACCCAGCAGGTATATGTGAGTATGCCCGTCCTGTGCTGCTAGGCCGGTGGCAATAGGGCCAGAACTGAAACCAAAATATGGTTTAGGTACTACTTGGGCACCCAGACCAGATATGGGTCTACGGGTATAAAATCTATGCTGAGCACTGTATCCAGATTCTTGTATGTGAGTGGCTATGGGCCTATCTGTGGATATCAACACGTTTGGAGTAAATTCTCTATATAGGGCGTTACAGCCGTAGACAGTGCCTAACAGTTGTAATTGCTGTAAATCAATACCTTGACGGCTGATGCCGTTACCTAACACAAATGCTTGAGTCATAAAAAAATCCCCACAGTACTTATTGTGGGGATTTTAGGGGAACTACAAAAATTACGAAGTAATCTTCTCAATCTGTGCCAACTCAAGTGTGCCATTTTGACCAGGCTGATCACTACCGTTGGCAGAAGTCCATGTGTCAACTTCAGCACCAGACTTGGCAAATGTGCTCTCGTCTGTGAAGAAATTGGCAGCATACTCAATGTCATTGACCACTTGATCTGCATTCCAAACATCACCAGTGTTGGCACTACCGCCTGCGGCGCCACCGTTGAAGTCTTGTGCAAATCGGTTGGTCAGCTTGCTGATATACACTTCTGTACTGTCGCCGCCAACTGCCATGGAAATACTCATGTTGCCCACTGTTGGAGTATTGCTGTCTGTGAGAACGCAAGTACCAACTAACAAGCCGGTACCGGTAGATGCTGCTGCAACTGTGGCTGTACAGGTAAAAATTGTACCAGCTGTGGCTCCAACAGGAGCACCCATCTGTTGCCAGTTGGTTCCGCCTAAACTTAGAATCATGTAAGAGGCACCAACTACCATATCTTCATCATTCACAGTTGTGTTGCTCACAACTAAAAATTTATGAGCACCTTTTTGACGTATGATGCGACCTGTGGCAACACCTTGACCTGAACCGCTGGGCAGTGCAATGTTTACTTGGCAACTGACCACTGGAAATGATGTTGAAGGTGCGCTGAGTACAGGAGCACCGCCAACTACGCCTGTGAATGGCACTGGTGATGTTGCTGGTGATGGCAATACTACTGTTGCTGTGTCCATTGATGTTGGTGCAGCAAATGGAGGATATGCTACGTCAACCAGAACAGATTGTGCTGTTGTACCTTGGTTGGTATTGTCATAGAAAATACCAGACATAGGTGAATTTTTTGCTATTTTAAGAGGACGTCCCATTTTGTTTTCTCCTTAAAGAAGTCCGATGTGAGTTCTAGTCACTACGCGGTAGGGTTTAGTCTTCCGCATAAAACGCCGA